ACCACACGTGGCGGCAGTCGCAGAGGTCGACGTCGGCCGCCGTAGCGAGCGCCCACTCGCGCATCCACGTCTCGAGGACGCGGTCGAGGACTTCCGCCTCCATGAACGACTGGTCGACCTTGATGGCCTTGTAGTAGGTCTGGTGGTCGAGCCGCCCGCTTGCGTAGTTGTACCCGGACGAGTTCCCCGCCGCGACGTTGAACGGCATCGAAAGACACCTCGCGATCTCGTTGAGGATTTCCCTCTTGAACTCGCCGTATGTCGTGACGGGCTGCTTGGGGTCGACCTGCGACATCTTCCATCCGCCCGGCATCGTGAGGAGCATGTTGCGCTCCAGCTGGATCGTGTCCATCGCCTCCACGTTGTCGGCCTCGCCGTTCGCGGGCGCGTCAGTGTAGAGGATGCCCGCGAAGTCGGCGGCCGCCTCCGCCGCGCTGACGACCGCCAGCGTGAACCGGCGGAGGTGTGCAAAGAGCGGCAAGGCAGCGGTTATTTCCGGGATGCCGCGATGCTGCTCCGGCCTGTCCTGGCGGAACACGTGGATCATGTTCTCCGCCTTGACCGCAACCGTCTCCGTGTTGAACGAGTCCGTCCCGCCTGGGTGGTGCTTCAGCACCTTGTACGAGACGGGGTTTCCAAATGGATCGAACGTGATGCCGTCCACGCAGTTCGGATCGCTCGTCAGTTCGTCATCCGTAACCCGGTCGGCTTCGATGAGCTGCATGTCGAGCGTCACGTTCGATTTGAGCGCGGGGTTGCGGGCGAGGAGGATGAACGCCTCCCCGTCCTGGCAGCGGGCCATGCGTATGGTCCGCAGCTTGGACGGGAGGTGTATCTTCTTCGCCCACACCCCGAAGTCGTGCTCTATTCTCCTGTTGGTCTCCTCGTCCTCGAGGAGCATCTGGAGTCTTGGTCCCGTTCCAATCGTGTCCTCAGCGAGGGTCTTCACGATCCCCCTCGCGTAGGAGTTGTTCTGCACTTCGTAGCGGGCGCGCGTGCGCAGTATCTTGCGGACGTTCGCATCCGCCTCGGCGTCCGCCGAGAGGAACTCCGCAGCGCCCCAGTGCTTCGCGTTGTCCTTCGTCGTCTGCGCCGCGTCGAAGCGGGCGCGGAGGAACCTCGCGAGAAGCGACGGCCTGTCTCTGCCGTTCTTCTTCTTCGATGGCCAAAGCCTCATAGCACCCCTCCTCCCGATGCCATCTTGGTGATTCTGATCGGCAGCTTCCTGCCTTTCAGGGCGTTCTTGGAGGCCAGGAACTGAGCGGCCTTGACGATGTCCGCCATCGACTGGTTCGTCACCCGCTGTCCGTCAACCTCCACCTCCTTCGGCGACGTGAGCAGTTTCTCCATCGCCTCCTCTATCGACTTCTCGTCCATAGTCGTCAAACTCCTTTCCTCTTTCGACGGCGTCGATGCGCTCTCCCACCCAGCGCATCACGTTCACGCACATCGAGTTGCCGCAGGCGCGGTGGCGGTGTCCGTCCGCCGCGTGCGGCTTGCCTTTCCACGGGATGTCGGTCCAGCCGCGCGGGAAGCCCATCAGCGCTTCGGACTCCTCCGGGAGCAGCCGCCTTAGCTGCGTCGGCGTGCAGACCGCGTTCACGTGGCTTGAGCGCAATGTGTACATCGCGCTTCCCGCCTCGTCGTAGCACTTCGTCTTGAGGTTCTTCGTCCGCCCCTCGAGGTTCATCATGTCTATCGGGAAGCACTCGCCCGAAGCACATTCTCCAGCGTCGGCGGGAGGGAATAACCCAGCCGCCCGGCGCGGCGGAGCAGAGCCTCCGCATAGCTCGCCGCCAAGCAGTGCTTCTGCGGCACGAGTCCAGTCGCCACGAAATCCGGCAAGGATGACACGGCGCCGTCGCTGCGGGACCGCCCCCGGAAATGAGGGAACTCGGGTATATCTTGCGTCCAGAACTCGCCACGAAACGCCGAAGCGTCCGGGCGCGTTGGTGACGATTCCCGAGTTCCTCCATCCGTCCTCCGGCGACTCGACCTCCCATCCGGCGAGTTCGGAGAGGAAGGTTGCGAAGTCGCGCCCTCCATTGATGTAAAGCACGGCTGGGACGTTCTCCCATACGAGCCATCTCGCGTCCGTCCTTTCAGCCAGCCGGACAAACTCGATGGCGAGGCTTCCGCGAGGGTCGGCGATCCCGCCGCGCTTCCCGCCGGAAGAGAACGACTGGCATGGCGTCCCGCCGACAAGGAGGTCGATTTCCCCATCATAGTCTCCCTTCTCGATCTTCGTGAAGTCGCCGAGGTTCGGAACCTCCGGCAGACGTTGCTTCAGGACTTCCGACGCGAACGGCTCTACCTCCGAGACGAACGCGCATCGCCAGCCGAGGGGACGCCATGCGACCGTCGCGGCCTCGATCCCGCTGCACACGCTTCCATATCGCATGGCGGCTCCCCCCTTTCCGTGCCGGTGCTGCAGCACCCTGCTCACACCTACATCTATACCCCTTCCCCATCAAAACTCGGCCATGATTCACGAATTATTTTTAAGCCTTCTCAGTTCCGAGAGCTTCATCTTGGGCTTCGCCGCCGTCCTCGGCCTTCCGTCCGTCATCGTCCCCGCGAGGACGCAGCCCGACATCGACGCCGCGACCGCCGCTCCGACGACGCAGTCCCACCAGTGGTTGTCGTGCGCGTCCGGGCGCATCTTCCACTCGTCGACTCGACGCCCGCGGCCCTCGGTCTTGATGCGGTACTCGGCGGTCAGATGCTCCGCGAAGAGGAGGTGGTCGTCCGCGCTCCGCCCCCAGAGCGTCAGCGCCCCACGGTCGCCGGTCGCGGTGAGAAGACGAGTCGCAACGAACGACTTCCAGAAGTTGGTGTCGTAGACGACGTGCCTCACCGCCCGCTTGCCGCGCACGTTCGGCATCCGCCAGTTCATCCCCACGCGGTCGCCGACCGCCTTCTTGTACTCGCCCATCGGCTTCGAGGAGGCTCCGATGTACCGTCCGTGGGACGGCGTGAGGACGGACGCGAACTCCGACTCTCGGCAGAACTGGTACACGGTGTCCGTGGACTGCCCCCAGTTCGCGTCCACGAGGCACCGCTCGATGCGCATCGCCGCGCCGTCGTCGCGGAAGTATTCGCGCCCGAGGATCTCCTCCGTCAGCTTCTTGAGGCCTTCGGAAAGACATCCCTCGAGGCCGTTTCTCGGAAACTTCATCTGCAGCGTCACGTTCGCGTCGGCGAGCGTGAAGAAGCGCCGGTTCTGGTCGGGCCACTCGCCGTAGTCGATGACGCGTCCCGTGAAGTCGTCGTCCCACGCGGCGACGCAGTAGAAGAGCATCGTCTTCTGGACGTCGGCGAACGCCGTCAGGTGCGTCGCCGAGACGGGGACGCCGAGCCGCGAGTGTCCGTTTATGCGCGACGAGACTCCGTCGAGCGTCAGCTGCTCCTCGGTGCCCAGGTCCTCGGCGAGCGGCTCGTTCTGGTACTCGGCCCAGAACGCCGCCTCGTCGGTGAGCTTCAGGTTCATCGCGTGCTGCACGGCGGAAAGCTCGTCGTGGTTGTACCGTGCGGGCCACGCCACGACCGCGCCCTCGTCCATCTCCTTCCGGTGCCGGCGGTAGAACTCGGTCGCCTTCAGGAACGTCCCCTTCTCGCGCAGCTCGTCCGCGCGGAGGTCCGCGTACTTGTTCCAGAGCGTCTCGTTCTTCGGGAACCTGTACACCATGCGGCAGCGCTCTCCGTTCCACTCGGGGTGCTTCGAGCGGTCGAGCATCTGCTCGGCCATGTCGCCGGGGCGGATCACCGTGCAGGGCATCACGCCCGCGATCTTCCTGCCCGGCCCCGCGAGGCCGAGGACGTCGCCCGCCAACACGCGGACGCGCTTCCTCGTCTGCTCGGACGATCCCGCCGACTCGCTCGTCTGCGGGTCGTCCACGATGACGAACTCGGGGCGGATCGTGCGCCCGTCGGGGCGCTTGTACTTCATGCCGCGAATGCGCCCGGTGATGCCGGCGACGCGGACGATTGCGCCGCTGGACGCCGCGCCCGCTATCGTGGGCAGCACGATCTCGCTCGCCGTCCACGCGATGCGCGTCCTCTCGCCCTTGTAGAGCTGGCCCGCGCAGCGGTTCGCGATCCCCTCCAAACGCGCTATCGGATAGACCATCTCCGGGAAGTCCTCGGCGAGATGCTCGTTGACCTCAAGCTCGGTCTTGATCGAGTCGAGCATCTCCAGCGCCGCTCCCTCGCTCGCGCCGATGATGACTATGAACTCGCGGTGCCCGTAGGCCATCGCCCAGATCGCGGCGGTCTCCG